TACTGGTGCTACAGGTGCTACGGGTGCTACAGGTGATACAGGTGCTACGGGTGCTACAGGTCCTACTGGTGCTACAGGTGCTACGGGCGACACGGGTGCTACTGGTGCTACAGGCGATACAGGTGCTACAGGTGCTACAGGTGCTACTGGTGCTACCGGTGCTGGACCAACCGGTGCTACAGGTGCTACAGGTGCTGGACCAACCGGTGCTACAGGTGCTACAGGCGCTACGGGTGCTACAGGTGCTACCGGTGCTACGGGTGCTACAGGTGATACAGGTGCTACCGGTGCTGGACCAACCGGTGCTACAGGTGCTACAGGTGACACGGGTGCTAAGGGTGACAAGGGTGCTAGTGTAGTTACCTTATCTTTACATCAGTTTCAAGGGTTTCCTCAAAATACAGCAGATACAACTATAAGTGTATTAAGTACTACTGATTATAAATATGCTTGTGGCGTTTTACACCCAAACGGTAAAATATATGGAATTCCTTTTAATGAGACGAGTGTCTTGATTATAGACCCAGTTGCTGGTTCAGCAGATACAACTACTATAACTGGATTATTAGGAGTTGATCAATATCTTGGTGGCGTTTTAGCACCAAACGGTAAAATATATTGTGTGCCTCATAGTGCGGATAATGTCTTGATTATAGACCCAGAGAATAATAATGCTATAAGTTATATAACTGGATTCAGTACTACTGATTATAAATATGCTGGTGGCGTTTTAGCACCAAACGGTAAAATATATGGAATGCCTTATAATGCGGATAATGTCTTGGTTATAGACCCAGAGAATAATAATTCTATAAGTTATATAACTAATTCAAGTGGTACAGGTAAATATTTTGGTGGCGTTTTAGCACCAAACGGTAAAATATATTGTGTGCCTCATAGTGCGCAGAATATCTTGATTATAGACCCAGAGAATAATAATGCTATAAGTTATATAACTGGAATCAGTACTACTGATTATAAATATGCTGGTGGCGTTTTAGCACCAAACGGTAAAATATATTGTATGCCTTTTGATGAGACGAGTGTCTTGATTATAGACCCAGAGACTAATACAGCAGATACAACTATTATAACTGGATTAACTGGTACAAGTAAATATTATGGTGGCGTTTTAGCACCAAACGGTAAAATATATGCAATTCCTTATAGTGCGGATAATGTCTTGGTTATAGACCCAGAGAATAATAATTCTATAAGTTATATAACTGGATTCAGTACTACTGATTATAAATATTTTGGTGGCGTTTTAGCACCAAACGGTAAAATATATTGTATGCCTTTTGGTGCGGATAATGTCCTACAAATAAATACCGGATTACCTATTTATCCAAGTTGGATGTTGAAAGCACATTTTAATAAGTTTTGAGATTTTTACATTTAAAACGTCGAGTTTTTATTTTGTTCCCATTTTTCTATGTAGTATTCTTTTTCGTAAAATAACTTTCCATCGTTTTACACCTTTTTACATTTCAAACGCCGATTTTTATATAGTCCTATCCATATAAAAATCATTTATAATTCTTCTTTATTTTCCTTGTTTTATTTTTTGGAACATATTTATCTGGTCTTTCATAAGCACCTTTGAATATATTTTCATATTTTTCTTTTGGTATTTCATCAAACATGAAAATATTATCCGTTTTTTATTTAGATTCTTTGTAGACTTGTAGAATGTTGAGAAATATTATCTTGAATAGAATCGCGTATAATGGCACAATGTTCATATGGTTTATCTGTTTTTTTAAATCTGTTCATAGGGGATTCTGGTTAAATCAACAAGAAACTCATTTGGATTCAAACACACTTCTTCATTATGGTATGTATAAACATACGTTAATCGTTCCACATGTATGTTTAATTGACGTGATAATTCTTGTAAATCCATATATATATTTCTAATTTTTATTTGATAATTAATATATATTAGTTATCAACCAATATGTGTAGTTAAATTATATTTTTAATCGGTAAGGTCCAAAGGTGTAATTATACTATTGTGAAATGTAGATACAATTAATATATAATCGTATACTATGAAACCTACGTGTAATCCTGCAAATCAAGAAAAAAATGAGACTACATGTTACACGACAAAATCGCTATTAAAACTAAAACAGTTATGGAATGCACGACACTCTGACGATAAAATTACGACAAATGAACCATTAGAGATATGGAATGCGTTACGACAACGATTTGCAAGTGTATGTCAACACGAAAAATGTTGGTTACGCCAATCATTCATTACAAATAAGGTTGGACACGACATACTTCATTATACTTTCGCACCAGATGCACCTAAATCGTGGAAAAAAAATCCAAACGAATGGCTATCCAATTATGATATTACGTCTGTCATGCAACAATATGAATATAAATATAACCATTTTGCATTTATAGGTCCAAGTCCAATTGATTTTGATAAACGTATAGTCAATGATAAATGTGTGTGGGATGATTTATGTCAGTTTAATTTATCTAAATGTTTAAAGAAAGGAAAACGAAAAATAGGGGTTATTTTTAATACGGACCCACATAACAAAGGAGGAGAACATTGGGTATCTTTATTCATTGATACTACACATGTCAATCCATATATTTTTTATTTTGATAGTGCAGGTGACCCGATTTTACCTGAGATAGTACGATTTGCCCAACGCGTCATACAACAAGCCTCCAAATTAAATATTCATAAACAATTATATGAGAATCATCCATTGCAACATCAAAAAAGTACTACCGAATGTGGAATGTATTCGTTATATATGATCATACAATTACTTACGAATAAAAAAACGTATAAAGATTTTATGACAACACGAATACCAGACAAAGAAATTGAACGTTATAGACATACCTATTTTAACCAGATTTAATCCAAATACTTTAGGTATAACATAAAAATGAATATCGTATAATAATAATGTCAATGCAGTTCGACGAATTCACAAAGATTATAATCAATTTACAATAAACAATATAATTTTGTTCAGGATAAATGTCCGGATGAATCACAATTGACATGCTTCTAGCAGAAATTAAACCTGAACCCGAATATAAAAATACGAAAGAAAATCTGGATATATGGGGAAATTATTATTGTTACTCTTTTACAAGATCCATTAGGATTTAAATATAGTATTCTAAACGTCTTATACAATTAGTTGTAGAAAAGTGTCTTACACTTTCGTAACATTTTTTTTGCCTTTTCACATAGTTCTATTGTACGGTTTATTTTATTTCATAGTTTAGGTTTGACAATACCATTCCATCCAGTATACGAAACGAATCCGTCATAATTATTCATTTCTTCTGTAAGGCATTTTCTATATTGGTTTAGTTTCATTTATTTGAATATTATGTTTTACATAACTCCAATGCTTGCTGGTATGAAAAGAAGTCATATAAATTGCGAATGGTTCAATGAAAATATTTATTGAACCATGAACCTAGATATTACCGTCGTTTTTTAATGGATTTCCTTATATGTCTGTGTTTATTTGTTTTCAATGTGAGCCTTTTGTGTTTTGATTTCCGAGTGAATCTTTTTTTACGACCACCTGCAGATATATCCGTTGAAGTTTCTGCGGGCGCCGCATCTGAAGGCGCTGCATCTGTGGGCGCTACATCTGTGGGCGCTACATCTGTGGGCGCTACATCTGAAGGCGCTGCATCTGAAGGCGCTGCATCTGTGGGCGCTACATCTGAAGGCGCTACATCTGAAGGCGCTGCATCTGAAGGCGCTGCATCTGTGGGCGCTACATCTGAAGGCGCTACATCTGAAGGCGCTGCATATGTGGGCGCTACATCTGAAGGCGCTACATCTGAAGGCGCTGCATCTACAAAGGAATTATCTCCTGTACTATTTAATTCATTACGATAATATTGGTCATTATCCGCCAAACTATCATCTTTTATACTTTTAGGAAAAGATACGGGCATACCTTTTGCGTCAAAACTTATTTCTTGTTTAAATTTTGTATTATCTAATAATTTTAAAAATAATGTTTCGTGCATAACACTATCTTCCTTTAACGGACCTCTTGTTTTTCGTAAAGTAACCAAATCTACAAATCCAACTGTAAAAATACCAGTATTACCATTTCCAGTCATTTGAACTATACGCATCTCGGAATCCCCTTGGGTTAGGCTGAACTGTGAATTCGTTGCTTTTACTCTACCAATTTCAGTTGTATTTATTGTCAACGCAGATTTAGCCAATAAATGTACGATATCGGCGGCTTGTATAAAACTCACATATAGATAGGAGACGTGATGTAAGGGAGACGGTCCAACCCCAAATACTCTCCCGCTTAAAGAGGATTCCGTTGTTCTACAATTTATGGGTTTATTCAAATTTAATTTCAATGGTATTAAAGTCATCGGGCTTTTACAATCTCTGGAGGTCAATGCTCTATTTCCTTTTGCTTTGTCATTACTACTAGAACAAGGATGGTAAAATCCTATTCCAGGAGGAGGAAGCGAAGTTACAGGGTCTGCATCATTTGAAAAACGATGGAATAAAATACGGTCTGAAACGACATGTTGACATAATCGTTCACTCGTTCCTTTACTCAAAACACGAGGTGAACCAAAACTGATACATATTGGTTTTGAATTCAAAGGTGCAACAAAGGATTCGCCATACTTTGCAACTAAATTACAGTATTCGTTACCAAATATGGTTGCTAATCCACCTCCAAGACTGTGACCGGTAATGACGGGTATTACATTTTTATTCGGTAAAAAATCTTTAACCAATACCTTCATTGCCGCAAATATAGTATGTATTATTTCATACTCTATTTTTGCAATACCTTTTAATAATTTAGTTCCTTCGTCTATTTCCGCTGGAATTAAAGAGGATAATTGTATATAAGATTGTGCGGTCTTTGTGCTATAGGTACCTCTAAATGCCAACCACATAAAGGCTACATATTTTGTACAAATAACCAACGTATCACCATAATTTGAATCGGCTATACTGATTATCTTAATATTTGGGTCAGTTTCTTTTTCGTAATATTTACTTTTATCTGTATTTTCTATTAACTCATTGATGGATGGAACGTAGGGCATGAAATCTACATATCGTAATTTATTAGATACCCTTATTGGAATTGTATGTTTTGGATATAAAGTATCTGCCTTTTGTAATAAAACGGTGTCGTCTTTTAAATCGGTTATAGAGGTGATTTGACTTAACGTGATTATTAATTCTTTTGGAAATATTCTAAACACTCCAGAAACCAAGTATATGGGAAGTGGGTCTTCGGTATAAGCAATTCTTGAAAATATAGCACACAAGAAGTCCATAAAACAAGCAGAACCAATCATATCTACGGATTCAGGCATATATATATATATATATTATTCCTTTAATTTATTCGTATGAAATAACGGAAATACTTTTTTATCCGACGTTTTTAAGTCAAGAATACATTGTTTCGTTTCTATCTTGGTGTCAGACTCTATTGTATTTGGTAATACATCAAAGGTTACTTTTTTACAAGATTTAGATAATGATTTAATTTTTTCTTGGACTTTAATATATTCAATCATTAAATTCACCATATCCATATGAGCTTCTTTAATTATATCCGTTACATATATACCTTTAAACATATCTTGCGTCATTTCATCTACCTGTGTAGAATATAAATTATATTCCTCGAGTGTTCTATGTTGAACTGTTTTTTTTTTTAACATTTCTTGATATACAGAATTTGCCAAACATTTCAAGGTTACTTCAATTGCATTAAATTCGTTTTCGGGTAAGCTATCTTTCATTATTGAATAGAGAGAATTATCTTTGTTCACAATTTAAATTTAATCGTTGTTCTCTAGTCGGATTGTGAAAAATATCTTTTCCTACATTGCATGTATTTGGATTGAACGATTGAAAAGATGCACGTTGAAACAAACCCGGAAAAGGTTGTTGCTCGGGTCTACCATAAACTGTATTCTCATACATATCACTATCCGAAGAAGGTATATATACAGATTGTTCATTACGTTGCAATGCCATGAATTGACTACGAAGCGTGGATTCAACGTCTATGTTGGTTGCGAACCCACTCCATGGCGCCATATTGTTTCCAGGATTAAATACTTGTCCTGGTTGATAAATTGGATATGTATCTAAAGGCACAGAACTAGGAATCACGGTATCTACAACGGGTAATAACGCGTATTTTGTAGAAACAGGACGAAGACTAAATTGCGGTTGTAATGGACGGGATGGTTCATTTCTTTCACATAATCGTAGGTTCAATTCATTATCATAGTCTATGTTACAAACCCTTAACGTTTCAAATACATTTGACATTACTATACTATAGTATAAATAAAAATATAATTATAACTCTGAATCAATTCGTGTTTGTAATATTTTATTTGTGGATAGATTCAAATCAATCTTTTTATTATATGGTCTATACGTTGGTGTAATATCACCATCCTCGGAATTCTCCTCGCTCGTTGAACTAGATATAGGTTCATTGTTATTTATTTTTTCAATGGTTTCAAAGTACTTTTGTTCTTGTTTCATAATACTGATAAGATTTTTATGGGACTGAATTAAAAATACTTTACGAATGTCTGGATATAAACTCGTTTCTAACTTTTCTAAACTATCGTTGTATTCTTTTAATAATACAGGAGTTAATTCCTTTTCGTTACGTGCGTTGGTCAATGTATGGGTTAATAAACTTTGACTTTGCAGTATCACTTCCATCTGTCTTGGAAAATCCCTGAACTTAATGAGGGCAGAGATAGAGGCAATGATAGAGGATAATGCGATAGGTACAAGAGCAACCGCATTGTTACTCCATCCCATCTGGATTTTCATAGATTCAAACATACCAGTTGCAAGGGATATAATAATAATCCCCTTATTCCAACTATCGCTATCTTTTTTTAGTTGTTCATGTGCCAGCGACAAGGCATCTCTTCGGCTTCTAAGGTCCTGAATAACCATCTTTAAGTTTGTTTTTTCCATATATATATATATATTATAATATTATAACGCATTAACGATGGATATGTTCAAGCGCGTAAAGTAACGTAAGTTCTTGTTCTTTTAATTTACGAAAAATCAAATGCTCGTGCATGACGATTTGAAAAAAACGATTCAAACCATTTTTACATAGAATGACGATTCCTTGGTCTTCTACTTTAATCTCACATACGAATCCTCCGGATGATAATTTTATATGGTCAGGATCAATCATATGTATGGTTCTTATATAAGATCCATATTTCATGTCGGGCATTTCATCTACAAACATATAATGGTCTAATTTTATTAACAATCCGCTTGTTTCTTGTTTAGACAAGTGTAATTGACGCAATATATTCATTTTTTTGGATTTGACGCGTGTCAAATCCAAATCCAAAAGTGACTTATTCTGTTTATCTTCTAAAGCTAGTAATAGTGTATCTATATTCAATAAGTTCATGATTTATATACATAATTAAACTTTATTACATTTTAAAATTTGTTTGTGCGTTATATTTAGGAATAATTGGTTTATTTTTTTTTCTCATAATAGTTTATATCTATGTTGAATCCTTCACAAGGCAATTATGGTTCATCTGGAATGTCTGGTAATCCCCAGCTTGGTTATCGTAATCCCCAATCTAGAAATCCTGTAAACGGCAACGGCATGTCCGGTCAATCATCCTACGGCAACGGCATGTCCGGTCAATCATCCTACGGCAACGGCATGTCCGGTCAATCGCCCTACGGCAACGGCATGTCAGGTCAATCATCCTACGGCAACGGCATGTCAGGTCAACCATCCTACGGCAACGGCATGTCAGGTCAATCGCCCTACGGCAACGGCATGTCAGGTCAATCGCCCTACGGCAACGGCATGTCAGGTCAACCATCCTACGGCATGTCTGGACAACCACCCAACAGCAATGGGATAATGGATTGGTTTAAGTCTAAACCTAACAATGGTCAACCCAATTCAGGAGATTCGGGAGGTTTAATGAGTATGTTTGGTTCGGGTAGATATAAAAAAAAAAGACGTTCCAATAAACGTAAACGTTCCAATAAACGCTCAACCCGTATTAAGTCTAAATCTAAAAGTAAAAGCTACAAAGTATAATACTAACATAACGATAGAGTGAAAAACGGAATTATAAAACATGTAATGGTTCCTTGTTAGAAGCTTAAGCTATTTATAAATATTCGGAGTTGTTTCATTGCGCGACGTGTAAATTGTTAAAGTTATATTCTATGTCATTACATGTTTATAACGTAGTTTACGCTTTGACATTAATATTGCATAATACCCATTAGATTTTTGACAGCGTATTGTGTCTACATCTTTAAACATACGATTCCACTTCCTCCACATTTTTAATGCATAGGGAGGGTGTTCTAAAAATAATTTTTTAATATGTGGAGTATTTTTAGCCATCTTATGACGTGCTAACGTATGACATTGACCATCCAAATCACAATATAAATAGGGCGTTTTTAACCATAATTCTTTAAACACAGTATCTGTTTCAAATAATTGTTTAAATAATAAGTCCATCCAAAAATATGTATGAGCAAATTTGTTTATTTTCCAATAATTATCACATTCTTCTTTCCATTTTGATATTATATATTCACCTCGTTTTGCAACTATAAACCAAGAAGCTGGTCCGACTTCTTTTGGCATACCGCCTCCATGACCGTGATACATCCATATATTGGATGGTTCAACCGCGTCATATACCCAACTATCTAATGGTTGCATACATAACAAAGTTGCATCGGCCCATACTCCTCCTATATTTTTCAATAAGCTTAATCGTATTATATCACTCTTTGCTTGTGGAGTAATTCGTTTAGTTTTATCATAAATATAATCTATGTCATTGACATAATTTTTTAAATTTTCTAAATCAATATAATGAATCGTCCAATCTGGATTGTTGATTTCCCAAGATTCTGCAACTTGTTTATTCAACCAAGTTGCATTTTCCCAACCCTGTAACCAAAGTAAAAAAATATTTTTATTTAACATACTATAATATAATTCATTATATTATAGTATGGTTTCTAAACGAATATACCTATGACAACGATATACCTCAACCAGATGATTTTATGGTATAAGTGTATGACCGATTGATACGATTATATTCAACCGGAATAGTAATAAACGTTTACCATCCACTAAATCCGGAACCTAACTCATTTGCAGCCATGGGTTCATTCAAGGCCATATTTTGCATACCATTTTGTTCTTGATACATATGGTTAAAGTTTGGACTCGTATCTGTGGGCGTGGGTGTAGGCAATTGTGTCATTTGAGAGTTGGTTGGAAGCAATTGTCTTGTGTCGTATGACGTATCGGTCGGTTTGTGTCCTGAAAATGGTTGCGTTACACGTACAGTCGTTTGTGTATTGGTCATAGGTTCCATCGTGCTTCTTCCATGCCATAAATCAAGTCCTCTCTCGTATAGTAAATTTACTTTAGACCCGATTTTAGATTGCATCGTTAATAATAATAATAAAAAGGGTAAATAAAAATTAAAATCATTACTTCCAGTATAAGGAGTTCTACTATAAGTAGGAATATACCGAATGGCTTTGTTTGAAAAATACATTGCCACTACCATAAAGGCAAGTTGAAGTAATATTTCTACTAATATTTCCAACGAACCCTTGGACTCGTCGTCTTCTGGTACAGTGTATCTTACAACTTTTAAAATAAAAATACAAGGTAATATTGCTAAAAATGTATATTGAATTATATTCAATAGATCGGATGTACTGTTTTCATCAAAATTAAAGACGGTTTTAAAAAATCCGGTTGAACCTCCAGATATAATGATATTTTCGGTTGCATCATTCATATGTGTATAAAAAGAAATTAAAATTATATTAAAGATTATTCTTTATAGAGGTTTCCTTAATTCATTTCAACTTATCTAATACAAATTCCTTATTCTTAAAACAATTTCTCAATAAGTGAATAAACCCTCCCTTGGAATTTGATAATATTTCTCTACTATTTGTTGCAATAAATATATCCACGATTACATCTTGTATTTTTATATCCTTTGGAACATTACTAGTATGTAAATTGTGTGCCTTTATGTTTGGAAATGTAGTAAAACAATATACATTTAAATTTTTAGATTTAAAAAATGTGATTACAGATGCATCGTCCGTACAAATATAGATTTGGTCATAAGAATGTATTTTATCTTTATGAATTTCATACAAATTTTGATAATCACATTTATAATCGGTATTTCTTACTTGAATACATAGATAATTATCAGATAATAACTTCATTTTCTCATTACATATATTTTTTAGGTTTTCGGTTAAACCTAATTGTTTAAACAATAAAAAACCATCTCCTCCGTAATAACCACAATGTAAAATAATATCTTCATTTACATTGTCAGGTAAATCTAATATTATATTTTTATAGCACCAAAATCGTTTGTTATCCTTACCTTTAAATCCAATATTTATATTTTTATTCAAAAAATCTATTGGGTTTAAATCTAAAAGATTCGGATATACGGATAAAGTATTATGTGTGAATAAATGTCTTTAATTTTATCTGTATCGTAAATTATATTACACTCGCTTCTTGGAATATGAAAATAATCAGAAAAATTAATATTATAGACACCTGTTGTCATATCTAATAACAAAATTCGGTTATGTTTTTTACAATAAGATATAATGCGATGTACTTGTGCAAAAATGTCATTTAAACCAGCCTTGGTTATAAACACTACATATTTATCGGTCATCCTTATACTAATAGTTATATTTATATTCATGAATATTAGAACAATTTTTATTGTAAATAGTGTATCCATCACGATTTAAACCTAAATGCATAAATGCTAAATTAAGTTGCGGTAAATAATAATAATAATAATAATAATATTAAATATATGAGTAATTCTGCACTATCTTCTGCAAAACGACATCGTGCGGTGGTGCATGACAAACAACCTACCTTTAATCAAAGAGCACACCAAGCACCTAAGGTACACCAAGCACCTAAGAAATTACCAACCGCAAATGAATTAATACTATTGCATGAAATTTGCATACGCGAGATGAATGCTAAAATAGAAAAAATGGAACATGAAATCAATTTGTTAAAACTAAAACATGTAATTACACACGAGGAGTAATGTTGCCATGTATGGTTACCTATTTGTTAGGTTTGAATGGTTTTAATTTTCTACTTTTTATTTTTTGTTTTTCCTTTATCTGTGTTTTTAGATTGGTTGGATTGATTTCATATATAGTTAAAGGGGTATCTTTGTTTATCTTCTTAAACGGACGATATACAGGATACTGTTTCTTACTTGCAATATTACGCCAATCTTCTTTAAACCAAGCAGATAACCCCTTTTTGGTTTTATTACCTTTGTATCTACCACCACGTTCTTTATACGTTTTTACAATCCATCCGCTTTTATATGCCCCATGTGTTTTATATTTTTGGTTCGCTTCACGTTTTACTTTATTATACAAGGTTATATCCAAGGGTTCATTCATAATATATGTATATAATATTATGAATGAATGGTAAGGATTATACGATATCTTTGATGTGTATGGATTTATCATCTATCCATACATCATAATGAGGTTTTCCAATATTCACCGAATCATATTTACAATTCCACGATTTTAATTGTTGAAGAGTTAATGTATCCAAATTCTTTCCGGATACGGAACCTCTAGCCGTCCAATAATGAATTTCATTTCCTTCGTCGTATAATTGATTCACATAACGAATTATATTCATTTTTGGTGTGGATATATAATAATCTTTTTTATAATTTTCACAAATGGTTCCGTCTATATCCACAAAATATATTTTTTTAGGAGTATCCAACGATGCCTGCGTCCGCAGCGATCTTGGTATAAAATCCAAACGTCTTAAACTAGGGAACTGAGGTGTAAGGTTTCCATACGGTCTAGGATATACTTTTCCAATATTTTTATTTAAAAAGTCAAATTCAAATGATAGAATAGAATAAAACATACTCATCCACACTATAATATGTAAATTCATTAAATACTATATTATGTACCATTTAAATCCTATTGAATAAGTTTATATAAAGCATATAACGTATATAACGTATATAAAAACACCGATGAATTTTTAGGTGTAACATGAAAACACGCGTGAGAAATCAAAAAAATGAAATACAAACCTCTATAAATGAAACGTTATCTTAACCCATGGCAATCTCTCTACCTATCGCTACGGTCGTCGGAGGCGACCTTATCGTGGACTCGTTGAAACACGAACACGGTGTATTGCTGGAAAGCATCAAAGTCCAACGCGAAAACTATGGTGGGTTTTGTGAAGACGAAGATGAGCTCAACGAAACTCTTATGCCGATTGAACAAGACCCCGAACCTTACGCCAATGGTTCTATCAAAACGCGCCCGATTCTCAAGAAATATGCGTTGTCTCTGTGCGAGAAGTTGGATTTGGAATTGCGTATGGATGCCTCTGCGGAGGCGTTACGTGATGTTGATTTGACACCCCAACAAGTGAAGGCAGACATGAAGCATTATGTCTCCCTATGTGAAAAGAAAATCGCGTCTCAGCAAGCACTTTGCGAACAACTACAAGAACAAGTGAAACAACTGACTGATGTTGTCAAGTGTATCGTCACTCACCCCACATTTGATAATGATTACGTAAGGGATGGTGGGGCTTCAACAAATAATTTAGGTCAAATGGTTGTTATGCCTAAGCGCAGTCCAATGTCATTATTAACAAATTCTATAGATAAAAATATGCCAAACGTACAAGACTTCCTCCTGGAACAAGGATTACTTTGCGATGGAAAAATTCTACTTGAGGGGCAACTTAGTTCTTGTTGGAGTGAAAAAATTAAATTAATATCGTCTCTTCATTATGCTTGTTATAAAAACAATATGACAAGTGTTAAAAAGATGTTGAACTATTGTTCTGATATTAATGTCAAGTCGGTTGTAATTCCGCCAAATATGAATTATACATCAACTGAAATTAATAAAAATTGTACTCCCATTTCACTTCTTGAAATTGCTACAAAGAATGGTTCCCTCGAAATGGTCAAGTTCCTTCATGAAAAAGGTGCCAAAATTGGAGACACCCGATACCACGTCCCCAACGGACCAGAAGGCGATTTGGTCGCTGGATATTTACAAACGCATGGGTCGGCACCGGTCGTCCGATTTTAAATAGAAATACGATTGTAGTTTACACTTCTTAAATCTTGTAGGTTATTCAACGATGCGTTCTAATTCACACACATTGGTAATTAAAAATTATAGATAATAGACATGTTCAAATCATTGGATACATCTTTTTTCATTGATACATAATCACAATCTAAACTGTAGGGTTTATCTATGATATGTTGAATTTCAAACGTATCGTTTATTTTATTTCCAAGAATCATATAACAGGCATGTCCATACGTAGAAGAATGTTTTGACCATAACAAGGTATCCTTTAAATGTGAATAGGAATTCTTATTGTATTTATAGCAAGAGTCATAACTATAAATATTAGACCATTTGTCTAATATTGTATTGCGTAAAGGTATTTGAATAGATACAACATGTTTGTTGAAAAACATGTAATCTGAATTTGGAAACACTAAAAACAGCGACGCGAACCTCATATACGTTAATATAATATTAATATTATATATCTTTAAGTAATGATACTTCTACTTAGAGGACATATACGGAATTCATTTAAAGATGACAAATTATACCATTTGATTGAAACTATATATAAACATATACCAAATTTATCTATATATATACATACTTGGAATATATATGCCAATACGATTAGTTGGAGACGTGTAGAAGGGAATGATTATCCTGTAAGTGATATAGATATTTATAATTACTTTAAAGATTTAAAACATTTAATCCAACATATTATCATCGAGGATGATTCTAACATAAATTTAATCGGTAAAACCGATGGATTGATTGGTAAGAGCCGAGTCCCCATATTGGGATGGAAAAATTATTGGTATGGTAAATATCAAATAATAAATTATATGAAGGAACATCTTGACCCTTTATCCACGAATGAGAACATTATCAACTGTAGATTTGATGTATTGGAAAATAGTAATAGTATCCAAGCGGATTCCATTCTTCCATTTATACTATCTCATCATGAGAAATCCTTGCATAAAAATATGTTTTTATATACACATGAATGTGTTGGAATTGATAATATATATATAGGTAATATAAATACAATGTATACATTAATACGTACATTCTTTTATGAATTAGACGATATTATACGTAGTTATCCAAATATTGGTAATCCAGAAAATTTAGTATTTAGACAAAGTGCAAAGATGGTTTCGCAATAGGATATTCAAAGTGGTTGGTATGAAGTAACAAAATTGAAACATAAAAATACGTTATATATATATTTATTATACAATGTCAAACTTATCTATACGTTTGTTAACGTTTAACGATTACGACCAAGAGATTTCATCCGAGGAATTTATACCATGTAAAGAACGTTCTTATGTGATTCAAATGTTTGGTTTAAATCAGATTGGTGAAAAGTATGCTGTGACCGTTACAGGGTATTATCCATTCTTTTATGTGAAAGTGGGAGAAGACTGGACAACGTCTAACAAATTGTCTTTTACCCAATATTTATATAAATTAGTCGGTTCTAATTATTTTGAAAATACGATTATAAAAACGACACTCGTAAAAAAAAATAAGTTATATGGATTTAATGCAGGAAAACAATGTAAATTTGTAAAAGTTGAGTTTGTAAATTTACAATCGTTTAAAAAATTTAAAAATTTATGGTATGATTATGAAACGAAAACACCAAAGATAAAGACGCTTGACTGTTCCGGGTACCCTACAGAATTGTATGAAGCACAAATCCCTCCACTCCTGCGTATGTTTCATATTAAAAACATCAAACCTTCTGGATGGATACTATTACCACTGAAAGATTGTAGTATACTACAGGGTAAATATACAGGTCAAACGTCGTGTCCGTTTGAAGTGTCCATAGATTATAAACGTATCATTACAGACCCGGACAATGAAACGCGAGTTCCTTATACGATTGCAAGTTTTGACATTGAGGCCTCCAGTAGTCATGGTGATTTTCCGATTGCAAAAAAGGATTATATTAAATTAGCACAGGAAATGGTGGATGCATGGGATGTAGAAGATTCTACCCATACGCCGGACTTTATTCGGGATATTATATTGACTTCGTTTGGATATGCGTACGAACCCGTATGGAATGTGAGTCGTATATATATAAAATCAACGATAACTGAAGCGGAAGTAAGACAAACTATACACTTATTTATGCAATGTAAGAATTCAGAAGAAGTGTACATTCGTAAAGAAATATCAGACATGTATAATACAGAAGAGGAATTCATATCTGAGGGTGTATCGAACCATATCATTGAAGAATATACACCCATGTTTCGTAAAAAAACTCAGGTTGTAAAATCTGGACAATCTGTATTGAGTATATTGAATAATAACACATTTACACGTGAAACACGTATTCAAATGTTAAATGTATTATTATGCGCATCGTTTCCAGAGGTGAAAGGTGACGAAGTTACTTTTATTGGTACTACATTTTGGAAATATGGCGTGACTGAACCTTATTTAAACCATTGTATCGTGGTAGGTAGTTGTGAAGATTTACAAGAAGTACATCGTACATGTATAGAAACCTATACTCGCGAGGAAGATGCGATGCTTGCATGGAGTAAATTGATACGAACGGAAGACCCCGACATCGTAACCGGATATAATATATTTGGATTTGATTATCCATTTATGTACGCTCGTACAAAGGAACTAGGAATATCTTCAGAGTTTTTAAAACTTTCCAGAAATCATAATGAGATTTGTTGGAAAAAGGATTGGAAGACCAATACTTATAATATTGAAGAAAATACAATTATCATTGCATCTGGACAACATAATTTAAAATTTATCAAAATGAATGGTAGATTAAATATTGACATGTATAATTACTTTAGGAGGGATTATACCCTAATGAGTTATAAATTAGATTACGTATCTGGTTATTTTATTGGAGATAAAGTTATATCCTATGAACATGTAGGTAAAAATACAAAAATTGTTAGTAAAAATTTAATTGGATTAGATAAAGGGTCCTATGTTATCTTTGAAGAAGAATCTTATACGGTAGATAAATATAAAGACGGTGAAAAATTTAAGGTCGTTCAAATCTTACCCCATGAAAGTATATTTTATATTCAAGGCATCATTGACCCCGATATGAAGAAAAAAGTTAGATGGGGATTAGCCAAAGACGATGTAACCCCTCAAGACATTTTTAGAATGACGAACGAAGGACCAAAAGAACGATATATCATTGCAAAATATTGTATTCAAGATTGTAATCTGGTGCATCATTTAATGAATAAGATTGATGTCATTACAGGTTACATTGAAATGTCTGGGTTATGTAGTGTCCCTATGGATTATTTGGTTATGCGTGGTCAAGGTATAAAATTAACAAGTTATATCGCAAAAAAATGTAGGGAGAAAGGATATCTGATGCCAGTTTTAGATAAAACATTAACGAATGAAGGATACGAAGGGGCAATTGTTCTTCCTCCGAAACGGAATTTATATCTAGATGACCCAGTTGCATGTGTAGATTATGGTTCATTGTATCCTTCTTCTATGATTAGTGAAAATATTTCATCCGACAGTAAGGTTTGGACCAAAGAATATGACTTGAACGGAAATCTCATACAAGTGTTTGGAGAACAAGACGATACCGGTACATTTATGTATGATAATTTAAAGGAATATAAATATGTAGATATCACATATGATACTTATCAGTGGCGTAATAAAACAAAGGATGAAACGTCCGCACGAATAAAAGTGAAAGTAGGTTATAAAACGTGTAGATTTGCACAGTTTCCAAACGGGGATTTGGGTATATTACCCGCCATTTTAAAAGAATGTCTAGCTGCACGGAAACATACCCGAAAACAAATCATACAAGAACAAGATGAATTTATGAAGAACGTCTTAGATAAACGTCAGCTTTCAATTAAAATTACTGCAAATTCTATATACGGCCAAACTGGTGCAAAAACCAGTACTTTTTATGACCAAGATGTTGCTGCGTCTACAACTGCAACTGGACGAAAACTATTATTATATGGACAACGTGTTATAGAAGATGCGTATAAAGACCGAATCGTAACTACAGTATCTTATGGTCCTGTACGAACCAATGCGGAATATGTATATGGCGATACAGACTCTATCTTCTTTAAGTTTAATTTACAAGAAATAGATGGAACTCCAATCAAGGGCCAAAGTGCCCTTAAAATTACAATTGAAATTGCGAAACAAGCAGGAGAACTTGCAAGTAAATTTTTAAAACAACCTCATGATTTAGAGTATGAAAAGACCTTCTTACCCTTTTGTTTACTATCCAAAAAACGATATGTTGGTATGATGTATACGGACGATGACACCCATTGCAAACGAACTTCTATGGGTATAGTATTAAAACGACGTGACAATGCGCCTATCGTGAAAGACATATATGGTGGAATTATAGATATATTAATGAAAAATAAGAATATAGATAAAGCAGTTGAATTTCTGCAATCTAGTTTAAATCAGTTGATGCATGGAAATATTCCAATGGATAAATTGGTAATTACAAAATCATTGAAGGGTAATTATAAAAATCCAAATCAAATTGCACATAAAGTATTAGCGGATAGAATTGCACGAAGAGACCCTGGTAACAAACCAAACATAGGAGATAGAATCGCATTCGCTTATTTTAAACACGGTAATGCACGCGCATTACAAGGTGAAAAAATAGAAACACCTGACTACATACAAACACAGAAGTTAGTAATAGATTACGCGCATTATATCACGAATCAAATCATGATACCCGTTCAACAAGTATTTGCATTGGTTCTTGAACAGATGACCATATTCAAGAAAAAAAAAGGTATAACCTTAAGACAATGGAATAGACAACTCGTAGATTTAAAACTTAAATATCCAAATCAAGACGTATATGAGGATCAATTGGATAAATTGCGTAACCGTGAAGTGAAATCCGTATTGTTTGATGACTATTTACGCCGTATTGTAAATCAATCCAACGGTGTACGTCCTATTTCGGAATATTTTTCGGTATCTTAAGGTTTACATTACACGGAAAATCATCGTTACGAACATTTTTTTAATAGTTCAAGTATTATAACTTTTGATATATATATATATATATATACAAAACATTTAAACTATACATCTGTTCTTATATATGTCTGTGAATACATTTCAAAAATATAATGGTTTCGGTAAAACTGGACTTTCAAACGTTGGTAATAGTTGTTATATCAATTCATGTATTCAATGTTTATCCCATACTTACGAATTAAATGAACTGTTAGATTCTTTAGACATGGGTTCGTTTCAACCCAGCCCAGATACAACCATGTTGTATGAATGGGATAGTTTAAGAAAAATGATGTGGAATCAGAATTGTAATATAATACCAGGAAGTTTTATACGTGCTATACACACCGTTGCATTGGCCAAACAGAATACTACGTTTACTGGATATCAGCAAAACGATATTCAAGAATTTTTATTCTTTTTAATGGATTGCATACATAACTCCATTGCACGAAAAGTAGATATGAGTGTAAAAGGAAGTGCATCGTCTGACATGGATGACCTTGCAAAACGCTGTTATACAATGATGTCTCAAATGTATTCCAACGATTATTCTGAAATCATTAAATTGTTTTATGGAATTCAGGTAACCATGCTTCATTCGGTTATAGACGGCGCTATATTATCTATAAAACCCGAACCTTATTTTATATTAAGTTTATATTTACCTCCGACGAAAGATACTCCAACCCTATACGATTGTATAGATGAAATTTGTAAAGTAGAACGACTAGAAGGAGAGAATGCATGGTGGAACGATTCTATCCACCAAAAACAAAATGTAGATAAAGGATTACTATTTTGGAGCTTTCCAGATATATTCATCATTCATTTAAACCGTTTGACAAACGACGGAAATAAAGATACACGTAAAATGATGTTCCCGTTGAACGATTTAAATCTTACACCTTATGTAAAAGGATATAATAAACAATCCTACGTGTACGATTTATATGGTGTATGCGAGCATTCTGGCGATTTGTTTCACGGACACTATATTTCTAAAATACGTATATCGGATGGACAATGGTATACATTCAATGACCTTATAATTACACCACTTGCGGATAGTAACGTAATAGATTCAAATGCCTATTGTTTATTTTATAGAAAAAAAAAATAATGCATTATGATATGGATATAAATACTTTAACGAATGGGTCTATAGATATCAACCATGTTATATTAGTTGCATTTACTTGTATAATTGTAGTTTATACGGTACTGTTTCGTAATGAGGATCCTTCCAGTACGAGAAACTGGATTACCTATATACTCTGGGGAATGTTTATATTCGTATTGTTCGTAAATATAATTAATTATTTATTTAATATGGATTTAATCACATCCCTCTTTACAAATACGGATACGGAGGATAATCTAATTTTAGATCCAGACGACAAATCCGATTATAATGTAGAAGAAACCACTGTGCCGGAAATAAAACTAGAAAAACAAATTTTTCACATTCCAGACAATAAATACAACTATGAAGATGCCAAAGCAGTATGCAAAGCCTATGGAGGGCGTTTAGCGACTTGGAAGGAATTAGACAAAGCCTACGATAAAAATGCAGATTGGTGTAGCATGGGTTGGTCCGATGGACAAATGTCGTTGTTTCCAACCCAATATGAGAAATGGGCTAATTTACAAACTATACCTGGTCATGAACAGGACTGCGGAAGACCAGGTATAAACGGCGGATATATAGCCAATCCAAACGTTCAATTTGGGATTAACTGCTATGGATATAAACCGGTCATTACACAAGAAGAATCCGATGCTATGAAACTAGCACCGTTGTATCCATCTACGGTTAGAGAACGTGCGTTTGATAAACGAGTAGATTATTGGAAATCTAAACTCCCCGACGTTCAAGTTGCACCGTTCAACCATAACAATTGGAGTATGTTATGATTTTTTTCTACGCGTTGATTTCACGGATTTATGTGATTTTTTCTTACTTTGAATACGATTACTAGGCACTACTTCTATATTTGCAATTAAACGTTCGTAGAGTTGATTATCTACGACTTGATCTGTAGGAGTCATACTGTAGGTAGATTGAAAAGGAGTTTGTATTAAATATAAACCTGCGGGTACGGCAAGTCCGTCTTTATTTTGTGATACATTACCACCAGACATGTATTTAGCATTCAACTTAAATGCGCCAGCCGCAGGACCTTCGGGAGTAGAACGTATTACCATATCTTCGTTCATCATACTATTATACTATATTTATCTTTATAAAATAGTGATTCAAACGGAAAAAATCTAGCAAGGGTGAATCGAACACCCGACCAACGGAATAATACTTTCATCTACAGTCCGTCGCTCTACCAACTGAGCTATTGCTAGTGATGTTCCTAGTGGGGATTGAACCCACGACCTATGGCTCATAAGACCATCGCTCTAACCACTGAGCTACAGGAACATTACATTATTCAATGTATTGTCTTTAAGTAATATAGGTACTATATAATTACAGGATTCGTTCTTGTTAAACATCCATTCACGGGTTCTTTGTCAAATCGTAGGTTAGAATGATATGTCAGAATCTGATTTCATCTGAAATACATGGTTTATAATTTACACCTTTGAACATTTAAAACCCCGAATCCGGATATTTTAGATGTTCTAGTGGATGACAAATACAAATTAATTGTAACAGAATGGTATAATACACATAAGGATATATTTGTCAAAAATGAGAGATATATGGAAAATTAGAATGACAAGTCGGGAAAATAAAAGAAAAGGATGATATTTATAATTACTTTATACAGATTAGACAATCTGGAATACGAGTTAAGAAACCAGACTATTTTCCTACACTTGTTGCCATATCGCAAATTCCTATTTATGGAAAAACTAAAAGTTATATTTCTCCAAGACAATGTGCCCGATTACAGAGTTTTCCGGAATCCTTTATTTTAGATAAAAATGATAAAGTCGTTTATAAACAAATGGGAAATTCTGTAAATGTATCCATGGTTATAGAATCCACATTAAACCATTATACACCTTTGGAACAATATACTTTATTCTAACATAAATATGTAGTATAATATTTCAATTTATACTTGAAAGAGTTTCTCAAACATCACCATGTTAAAAATCGGTGTAAAACATGACATTATAATTCTTCACGCGAACCTTATTGTGTTTTTTTTAAAATTGAAATCTTAACCTATATTTATATATTCATTAATAACTATGGCGTTGTGTTACTTGGAAACGGCTCTAAAAATGGCAAAACCGCAACGTTTCAAGAATATGAATGACCGAAAACTAAACCTATATTTCGGACATTTATTGAGCGAACGAAATATTGCTTACGAACAATATAAAACATGTTATATAACAAAATACGCAAATATCATAGTAATGAAGAAAAAACAACCCATATGTTATGTGGATTATTTAATGTTAAAAACAAATTCTTATTATTATATATTTTATGACGGATGTTATACTTATAAACCACAATGGTTATTCTTAAATCAACATACCATTCAACCTTATGATAAACCACGCATTCATGATTTGATCATTGATTATACGTATCGGGTGGATTTAACACGTTATTTGAAATACAACTAATGTATATACTTCAATTCGTTTCTGCTTTCATGTTGCTTCATATATTTTTTGTAAATTAAAATACATACGGAAGGCTTGAAGATGTGATGCGCGTAGAGGAACCAGAGCGTCGGATGCATATCGTCCATTTTCCAGTTTCGTCACGCATAAATATTGACCATCGTCCACGATACAATCCCAAGTTTTTTTTATGCATGTATATTTATATAGTATGAGTTTATCTAGCGTTGATCATACCTCTCGTGACAGCATCTCTAGTGAGACTGCTCTTAGAATATGGACGAGTGAATCTGGTTATAGAATTATCAATAGTTATTTAATCGGTTCAACGTCTAGTCGTGATTATATATATCATCGCCCACACAATATAACGATTGAGTTTGATGATATAACGTACAACACCATAGACGTTATAGATACTATTATACAACATATGAAACAAGGCACTGTAGAGGAAATGTATTATAGGGGTGATACGGAACGTGCCAAGAGTTCGTTTGTTAGCAAATCATTCATAGCAGTGACAAGTGCGGTGGATCAATCACGTTCATATGCAGGGGATGAATGTTGTCTATTCAAAGTGTTTATTGATCCTTCTGTAAAGCGATGTGCTACTGGCGTTGAAGATGAACTATTATTAGAACCCAATATGTACTGGGATTATATTGGCGAAAACGGTCGTTATCATATCGTTCGCGTGACAAAAGAATATCCATTGACCGAAGTTACAGTACCCGCCCAGATGTCCGTTCAACCATCCAGAGAAACTCTAAGTGACCATGAGCTAGCTACTATATTAGAAGATTATAAAGAAGAATGTGAACTATTGGGACATGAACCGTCCTCCGAAGGTTTAGTTGAATATATATCCAACACTACCGTACATAACGAAGGGATTACGATTGAAAAGGCAGCCAGGTTATTAGGTATTCGTAACGGCGGTATGCATAAACGAACCCATAGAGTGAAACGTAAATCGGCAACCAAGTTAGGTATTCGTAACGGCGGTATGCATAAACGAATCCATAGAGTGAAACGTAAATCGGCAAAACGAAAGTCTAAATATAGATCTAAAAATTCATACGGTAATCCGAGATATACTCGTTATTTATAACATTCCCTTTTACATAAATTTATAATTTAGAATATTATTACATAATAATGAAGATAGAATTACTAGTGTTTGCAATCACAGGTTTTTTTATAATGAATATATATCATGATGGAAAATACACAAATATATTAAAATCATGGGAAAAATATTATAAAATGACGGGTATCGCTTTTGCAGGATTATCTGCATATTTATTTTTTAAAAAGTATCCTTCGGATACACATACGTTGCTCTCCTCTGCAAGCGGTGTAATCCGTCATTTACCAGTGGATAAAAGTGTAGGAAACTTATTTGAACCTTTGTTGAAATTATCCAAACAAGTCTATCCGGAACCCGTACAGGATAGAGGAGGAACTACTCCACGCCCTACGAAACGATGTGTTAGTGAAACCAAGAAAAAATATGTGGCCGCACGACAAGGATGGATATGTGGTCGTTGTAAAATACAATTACCGGCATGGTTTGAGATAGATCATACGACCAGATTAGAACATGGAGGTACGAATCATATAGATAATTTAGTGGCACTTTGTCGCAATTGTCATGGAGAGAAAACAGCACTTGAAAACCTATAACCATACTTTATTTTTTCCTCTTCTATATCTAATGTTAACCTCTATAAAACAGTATTATCACGATGGAATGGCGGTTGTAATCACGAACCCAAAATATTATGCACTTGCAAGTATTATAGAGTTGTTACTATTAGCACTGATCATCTATAAATGGTCTCCTTTGGGTGTATCGGATAAATATCCGGCATTGTCTATAATATTTTTATTGTTTATTTTGTGTATTCAATCCATGACGTATATGTTCGTCAAACAAAAGGATATTTTAAGAGCACAAGGCATTGTGATACAACCCACATTATGGGACATGACCATTAAAGTTGGATATACTCTTTTTACAATATGCGCGGTCGTACTATTTATATATGCAATGGGTTGGTTTTTAACCGTGTCAAACTCTACTGGGTCAGCGATGATGTATATTGTAGATATCTTATTATTGATAGGAATGATTGCATGTATTTATTTGGTTATAAAACCTGCACGTAATACAGAGAATACTTTGAATACAACACGTGTATATACGTTCATGTCGTTAGCGAGTGCATTTATATTGTACTTACCGTGTTTATTAATTGATTTTACAGAAAGGGTTAAACACGAATATAATATTACTACAAAAACAATATGGCTTATATTAGCAGGAGAAATTATATTTATAACCCTCCGTATATTGTTACCTAAATTAATTTTATTTGCAGTCAATTCCAATGGAACCCAGTTGTTAAGAGACCCTGTTTATTTAGATACACGTCATGAATTAGGATCGTATGATATTATACATTCGGGCGTCGTAGATAAAGGTGCCTACAAGTATTCTATTTCAGCTTGGTTTTGGATAAATCCGCAACCATTAAATACACGCGCTTCTTATTCTAAATATACGAATATTTTAGAATTTGGACGAAAACCAGCCATTGAATACAATGGCTTAGAGAATAGTTTAAGGGTAAATTGTCAAATCATAGGAAACAAAGAAGTAACACTATATGAAACGAACGATGTAAAGTATCAAACTTGGAACAACGTTGTGATTAACTATGACGGTTCGACCATGGATGTATTTTTAAATGGAGTGTTGGTAGGTTCAAAACCGAATATAGCACCTTACATGACAATGGAAAATGTGGTGGTGGGTTCTATAAAAGGTATAGAAGGTGGAATATGTAATGTTATGTTTCATCGTGACATTATGAAACAAGGACATATCCATATTGGATATAAGACATTAAAAAGTTTGCCATTACCGTCCCTTTAATACTTTGTTAATTTTATATTTATATTATATATATATATGTCCATTGGAAAGATAATCGTTATTGTAATTGTATTACTCGTGCTAGTATATTTAATTATTAATTATTTTTCTAAATCCTCTACTGGACTAACTACCTTGCAAAATGGTAACGAACGTCAAACGATAGATGCAAGTACTTTACCAAACAATAATAATACAAGCAATTATACATATTCCACATGGTTTTACGTACAAGATTGGAACTATAGATTTGGTGAACCCAAAGTCCTCTTGCAACGGTTAGACGAAGAAGCACATCCAAGTCCTAAAATCGTGTTAGGAGCCATTGAAAATAATATTGAAATTTCCATAGCATGTTATCCAGATACTTCGTCTCAATCTTCGTCACAAACCACTTTACCAAAAGCTATTATTCACAAGTGTGCGATCTCTAATTTTCCATTGCAAGCATGGGTGAATTTGATTATTAGTCTATATGGGCGAACTTTAGATGTATACGTGGATGGTAAATTAGTACGAACCTGCGTGTTACCTGGGGTTGCTATGGTGGGAACAAAAACAAACATTCAAGTAACCCCGAATGGAGGATTTAATGGATGGACGTCCAATTTTGAATATTGGGATGATGCAACCAATCCTCAACAAGCTTATAATATATATAAATCTGGTTATGGCGGTTCCGCTGTTGGAAGTGTATTCAATAAATATAGACTTAAATTCAGTTTCATGGAAGACAATCAAGAACAATCTAGTTTTGAGATATAAGAATATATATATACACAATTATCTTATCGTATTATATAAGTCATGTCACAAATGAATAATTATGCAAATTCAGGAAATGTATTCAATAATTTTAGTTCAAACCGGTATTTAGAAGGTTCCAAAGAATTTTTACAATCTAATAGTATAGTTGCAAAATTTGCGTTTTTGTTACTTGTGCTTATATTATTTATTATTGCATTACGTTTAGGAACAACCGTTTTATCTAAAGTATTTACACCTTCAGGAGACCCGATCCTTATTAATGGAATGATAGATTCTAAACAATTTATGCGCATCGCACAAGACCCGTCTGTAAGTGGAGCAATTCCTTTATTACGGTCAAATAATTCAGAAGATGGTCTTGTGTTTACATGGTCTGTATGGATATATATCAACGATTTAACCTATAAACAAAACGAGTATCGTCATATTTTCAATAAAGGAAACGATGATGTGAATATAACCAAACGACCCTATGGTATGGTACAACCTAACAATGCGCCTGGATTATACATTGCACCCGATACAAATGCTTTGGTTATAGTGATGAACACCTTTGAACACATCAACGAAGAACTGCTCATTCCAGATATACCATTGAATAAATGGATCAATGTAATTATTCGGGTGGATGAACAACATAAACTAGATGCTTATGTAAATGGTAATTTAATACGTAGGCATATCATGAAAAGCATTCCACGACAAAATTATGGCGATGTATATGTATCCATGAACGGCGGTTTCTCTGGATATACCTCTAGTTTACAATATTTTAATACTGCCCTTGGCGTGAACGATATACAATCCATCGTTGAAAAAGGACCGAACTTGACCCTGATTGGAAATAGTTCAAGCGGTATGACAGATACAAACGCAGATTATTTATCATTAAGATGGTTTTTTTCAGGCAACCATGACATGTACTATTAACCTATATACTAGGTCAATTTGATTATAATCCTTTACGGCGGTAGTGCTTATATCGGTGTTGCGGGTTTTTAGGAGTTGTCTTAGATGTTTTTTTAGGAGGTGTAAGGTCTTGAAACAGCTTTAGGGGAAGCGGTTCAGTTTTCGCGGGTGTTTCGGAGAGTTCTGGAAAGAGCGCTAGGGAAGCGGTTTAACTTCCTTATCTTCGGGTTTAACCACGGGCGTAGATTTAGATTTATCAGGACTCTTTTTACGAGTAGGTGTAAATATATATAATACATATAGATTATTCTTTAATTGTTTCAGTTATTATAAACTGTGCGATAGTATCATCTAATAGATGATACTATTTATTTCCTATAATGATTTATGTTCGCATACGGTTCTTAATGTCAGACACATTTATACGGATTTTAATAGTCTAATTGTATTTTATGGGTAATTCAAAACCAAGACTCGTTCAAACGGGTGAGTTATGGCCAAACGGTCCGGCAACCTATAAAGTGATTCGTAGTAGTAATAAAGGATATTATATGACAATGTTCGTGTTGTTCCTTTTATTTATATTGGCCGTAATCTTTTTTGTACGGGTTCTCGCTAAATTATTACCAATGACAGAAGGATTGGATGTTTCTCCAAGCATTCATTCACTTCCATCCGTTCATAACAATGATATGAAAAAGTTACATGACACGTGTACAGGGTTAAGTAACCAATCGTGTCAACACGCAAGTTTTTGCACACTTTTGAATGGAACCCAATGTGTTGGAGGAAACCGTCATGGTCCTACTTATTCTACGGACAAGGGTAAAAAAGTAGACGTTAAATATTATCATCATAAAGATAAATGTTACGGTAAATGCAATTAAAGGATAAAATTGATTTAAAATAATTATATTATTCTATATATAAAGAATGATTATACCCGTAAAATGTTTTACGTGTGGAAAAGTGATTGCCAATAAATATAACTATTATCAACGTGAAGTGCGTAAACGTAAATATGAAAAAGGTGTAACGATGGATAGGGTTCGTTATTTAACCACGGAATATGCAGAAAAGGCAGTAGAGGGTGAAGTATTGGATATGCTTAACCTTAAAAAAATGTGTTGCAGACGTCATATTCTAACACATGTAGATATTGAATAATGTATTTCCATATAGTATGAGACATATAAGGAGAAAAAAAGGTGGAATGATATCTTCTCCGGCTGCTTATCCACAAGGTAAACCGTGGAGTGGAACCATGTTACCAGGTGTAAATGGTAATGTATCCGAAGGAGGTACATTTTTTTCTTTGAATACGATTGGAGGGTTAGACACTCCAAGGAATACGTCTTTAAAAGGTGGAAAAAAAACGAAGCGTGTATACAAACGCAAACGTAAAACGCGTAAAAAAAAACGAGTAGGAGGTTCGCGTAATGTAACGTTTGGACCACTGGTAAATGTTATGAGAAACATAACGTTCCATACCAACTCCTTGGCGAATCAATGGAACGGACAAGTACAAGGGTTCTCTCCTCTTCCCACCTTTCAAGCATTGCATAGTACAACGCCCATACTTCAACCTCCGAATGTAATGAAAATTCATAATAATGCTGGTAATGTTGTATCGAATATTTAATATATATATAGTATAATGAGTATTATGTATGACATACGGAAACTATGTAGTCCGGCCTATGTATATTTAGTCATATCCGCGATATCTGTCGTATTGATGATGTTTCAAAATGCAGGAAATCAAACCAAGTATTGTGTAGGAGATTATGAATGTGAAGTATACAGTACGGCGTCCATTTTTGTAGGACACGGTATATACATTGTCCTTTGGACGATTATATTGAATTCGTTGTGTAAGTCTGGATATAAACAATTGTCATGGTTTTTGGTTCTTTTGCCCTTTATACTTTTATTTATATTTATTGGTCTTTTTATGATATCAAGCATTTAACTAAATTATCAATTAAATAAATACTAATGTAATTATATATATGAGCCACAATCTATCACAAATCATCATTGATAAATTGTTTGATGACAATCCATCTATTCTCATCAATCATCATTTAGATTCATTCAATGAATTTTTTAGAGATGGAATAAAAAGAATATTTAAGGAAAAAAACCCGATACGAATTATGAAAGAACAAGATAGGGATACTGGAAAGTTTCATTTACGTTGTAATATATTTTTAGCAGGAAAAGACGGCGATAAATTATACTACGGTAAACCGATTATATTTGACGAACAACGAGAACATTTCATGTATCCAAATGAAGCAAGACTTAGAAACATGACCTATGGTATTACCATCCATTATGATGTTCTATTAGAGTTCTATATTACACCGCCGGACGGTGATTATCCGGTGGAACCAACTTACGTAACTACATTGCCCAAAATATTTCTTGGTAGATTTCCAATCATGTTGGGATCAGATTTATGTATTTTAAACAACATGGTACCCGATATGCGTTATGAATTAGGAGAATGTAAACATGAATATGGCGGTTATTTTATAATTGATGGTAAAGAAAAAGTGATCGTTTCACAAGAAAAGTTTGCAGATAACATGTTGTATGTACGAGATAAAGTAAATGAACTCTATAGTCATTCTGCCGACATTCGTTCCGTATCCGAAGATGCCTCTAAACCGATACGAACCCTCTCCGTAAGAATACTCGCTCCGTCGGATAAATATACGAATCAACAAATTGTAGTGCTTTTACCCAATGTAAGAAAACCGGTTCCATTGTTTATAGTGATGAGAGCACTTGGAATCGTATCGGATAAAGGCATCCTAGAATATTGTTTATTAGATATGAATAAATATAAAAGTTATTTACCGTTGTTTATTCCTTGTATTCATGATTCGGGTATGATATTTAGTCAAGAACAAGCGCTAAAATATATTGCTACCTTTACAAAACATAAAACCGTTTCACACGCATTAGAAATCCTTACAAATTATTTTTTACCTCATATAGGAGAGATGAATTTTATTGCAAAAGCATATTATTTAGGACATATGGTAAGAGAATTATTACGTGTTTACATCAAGGATACGAAAGCAACCGATCGGGATAATTATAAATACAAACGGGTAGAATTACCCGGATCACTCTTATATGATTTATTCAAAGAATATATGAATTTACAACAAAAAAATATTTATCAACGAATTGACAAAGAATATACTTACAAACAGGGTTTATATAAAACCAATTTTACAGGATTGATTGAACAAAATTATCGGGATATTTTCTCGGAGCGTATCATTGAAACTGGATTTCGTAAAGGGTTTAAAGGAAATTGGGGGTCCGACACTCAAACCAGTCGTTTGGGTATCGTACAAACCCTGAATCGTCTAAGTTATAATTCAGCCTTGTCTCATTTACGAAAAATCAATTTACCCTTGGATGCCAGTGCAAAAGTGGTTGGTCCTAGATTGTTACATGGAACTCAATGGGGTGTGATAGACCCGTTTGATACCCCCGATGGAGCAAACGTTGGATTGCATAAGCACCTTTCATTGGCGACAAGCATTACAACCAATGTATCTTCTAAAGCATTGATTGAATGGTTGATGCAGTTTGGTATTCATAAGTTAGAGGAACATTCTCCATTCTACAATGGAACCATGAGTAAAATTATAGTCAATGGGAATTGGATAGGGGTATACGATAAAGCAAAAGCAATTGTAGATACCATGAAACAATATAGACGTAATGGATTGATACCTTATTTTACGTCGGTACAGTGGGACATACCCAATCAAACTATATATATATACACGGATGCAGGACGTTTATGTCGTCCATTGTTTTATGTCACCGAGGGTCAAGCTAGTTTTGAGAACGCCTCTATACTTGAAAAAATAGAAAGCAATCAATTTACATGGGAAGAATTAAAAATTGGGTTTGCTAAACGTAAATTGCCTTACAACCCAACCAAGGTATATACGTTAAACGAAATGTATAATACCGAAGATATTACAAAATTGGACGGTTCCAAAGGTGTCGTGGAATACATGGATACGGCAGAAGCAGAATGCGCGCTCATTGCATTTCTAGATGACGATTATAAGAGCAAACCCTATACACATATTGAGATACATCCTTCTCTCCTCCTTGGTATCATGGGTAACCAAATTGTATTTCCCGAAAACAATCCGCTTCCTCGTAATGTATTTGCGTGTGGGCAAATGCGTCAAGCAGTGTCCTTGTATCATTCCAATTATCACACGCGTATTGATAAAATGGGAGTCGTTCTGAATTATGGTCAGATACCTTTGGTAAAAAGTAGATATCTTGACAAAATCAATCGGGAAGAACATCCTTATGGAGAGAATGTAATTGTAGCTATAATGTGTTATAATGGTTACAATGTGGAAGATTCTATATTATTCAACCAAGCCTCCATTGATAGGGGATTGTTTCGTACGACCTATTATAATATGTACGAGTCCTACGAAGAAAGTTCAAGCAACGCTTCTTCTACAATAGATTCACATTTTACAAAAATAGATTTGAATTCGGTCGTTGGAGTCCGAAATGGGTTTGACTATTCTAAATTGGATGCATCTGGATTAATCCATGAAAATACTCCTCTGGACGATAAAACCATCTTAATTGGAAAAGTTATAACGGGTCAAGATAAGAAAGGGGAATATATGGACGCCTCGGTTGTACCTAAAAAAGGACAAAATGGATTTGTGGACAAATCGTTCATGACCGAAGGAAACAATGGTTTTCGTATTGCAAAAATTAGAGTGCGCGACGAACGTATCCCGAATATAGGTGATAAGTTTTGTTCTAGATGTGGTCAAAAAGGTACGATTGGTCTTGTGATACCAGAATCCAATATGCCTTTTACAAAAGAAGGGATTCGTCCAGATATCATTATCAATCCACATGCTCTCCCAAGTCGCATGACGATAGGTCAATTGATAGAAACCTTAATGGGAAAGGCGTGTGTAATGTACGGCGGGTTTGGAGACTGTACTGCCTTTATGAATAAAGGCGAAAAGGCCTCTCGTTTCGGAAACATGCTAACCCAGGTTGGGTTTCATTCGTCTGGAAATCAATATTTATACAATGGAGAAACGGGCGAACGAATGTTCTCGGAAATATTCATGGGTCCAACCTATTATATGCGTTTAAAACACATGGTAAAAGATAAAATCAATTATAGATCCAAAGGACCACGGACCATATTGACGCGTCAGACCGTTCAAGGTCGTGCAAACGACGGTGGGTTGCGTATAGGTGAGATGGAACGGGACGGGGTCATAGCTCATGGCGCCATGCATTTTTTACAAGAATCCATGTTAGTGCGAGGGGATCAATTTTATATGGCAGTTTGTAATAAAACGGGTATGACTGCCATTTATAACGAAAGTCGTAATCTATTTTTAAGTCCGATTTCAGATGGTCCTATACGCTTTGCTGGAACATTGGATGGTGGTATGAACGTTGAAAATATTAGTAAATTCGGAAAATCCTTTAGCATTGTTCGTGTTCCGTATGCGTTTAAATTGTTGATGCAAGAATTATCTACCATTAATGTTCAATTGAGATTGATAACCGACGATAACATTGACCAGTTGATGTCAATGTCCTTTTCAGATAATATTGTTAAACTAAGTGGTACGGATAATCCAGAGTCGGTTTCACAAGAAATACAACGTAATCAACGAAAAGAACTATTACATCTACCCATGGAAGAACCAATGCAATCTGCACAAGTGGGTACCCGTAAACCACCCATGGAACTAGGATGGCAATTTGATACATCCGACCCTCAAACCGGCGACATTTATCGTTCGCTCATTATAAATAAAGACGGAAAACCATCTGCAAGATGGTGGGTGGACGACAATGATTATGTATCCCCGTTTGAGCATCCATTAGGGTGGATAGACTCGGATTTAGTCTTGCCGGATGGTACAGTATTATCCGATCAGACGGTCATTGCTAATTTAATCAGTGACCAATCTCCTGATAATTGGAATAGAACCATTGAAAAATTAAATCCAGCAAAAGCTTTACCTTATCTACCCGATTCACCTTTAAACGTAAGCCCAGATTCTCCTCCCTATACCGTGGGTCAAGAGACAAGTGTAACACCCGAGTCTCCTATCTATATACCCGATTCACCTTTAAACGTAAGCCCAGATTCTCCTCCCTATACCGTGGGTCAAGAGACAAGTGTAACACCCGAGTCTCCTATCTATATACCCGATTCTCCTCCCTATACCGTGGGTCAAGATACCCCTATAGATACATTATCTTTGACAGGACCAACCGAAAGTATTCAATTGGATATAACTGAGTTGCCAACCAACCCTATAGAACCTTCTTTATTGTTTAATACACCTGCATCTTCATCGTCGGAACCAGACGTATCCGAGATAAAGACTGTCACGATTAAACCTTAATTTTAAAGAAAAATGAATGGGTTTAAATATTACTATCGTTATATTAATATATGTCTCAAAGCGGTTTTATTATTCAAATTGCAAAGAGTCGTAATAATATACTATCCATATTGAAAACAAGAGGATTTAATGTAGAAGATTATGAACACCAATCCATATCACAAGTGCATATTATGATACAACATGACCAATTGGATATGATTGTAAACCATTCCAGTTTAGATAAAAAAGTGTATGTAAAATATCATTTATCCAAAACGTTACGTCATACTACGATTCTGGAATATATAGACGATTTATTTACAATTGAATCTGTATTGACAAAAAAAGACGACTTGATTATTATAAGTAAAGACCCCGCGAATGCAACCATTGAAAAACATTTATCACGTGTATGGAACCAATACAAATATTTGGTCAACGTCATGAGTATTAAATCATTGCAATTCAATATTTTGGAACATGAACTTGTTCCTCCACACCGTGTATTGAACGAAGACGAGTCCCAACAGATACGATTAAAGTATAATATTATGAATGATACACAAGTTCCAGATATATCCAGATTTAGTCCAGTGGCGATTGCTATAGGGTTACGTCCAGGCGATATGTGTGAAATCATTCGTCCTAGTAAAACTTCTATTTCATCACTCTTTTATAGAATATGTTCTCAATCTTAATATAATGAATACACGTCATACGGTTAACTATTATAAACATGAATTAAAAACGATCCATCATAGTTTTTTTTTAATATTAGATGAACTGACAAATGCATTCCCTTATACAAAAACGTATCCAACCATTCAGTCCTATAGTGATAGGTATGCCAAAGATAGCGGTAACATGAATCATGTAAAAAGTGACCTCTATATACTAAAGGATACGCTTCAACAGGATATTACGTCTGCTTCTAATCGTGTAAAAGTGATGGTTGCACGTATTACCAAAATTGAAAAGGATAACGCTAAATTACAAGCACAGTTACGCATTCTTGAAAATAAACGTGAAGGCGCCATTGGGTTTTACGAGGATAATGTAGAATTATATAATTTACAATTGTTAGAAAATGTAATAATGTCAATCTGTATAGCGGGTCTTGGATATAAAATATATCATGATAAAGCATAATGTTCTTTTATTGTCCTATAATATGTTTAATCGGTTATGGAATAAAAGAAAAGAGAATACAGATAACTTAGAACAAGGACGACGCTTCAATCAATATACGGTAAAGCAGCTTCAAGATACGATTCCATATCTATCTGCTTTACAAAAGACCCATTTACCAGGTATAACTAGTATAGTAGAAAATATGGATACAAAACGGACAACCGTTTCATATAAACATGGGTCGCCGGACGATATAAGTCGTTTGGAAAATGAATTTAATCAAACGTTGGTTCAATACAATACAGTGTATAAATTATTTAATGAATCTATCGTTCAACCCAATACTATAAAGGATTTGACTCCTTATTTAGGTAAAAATATAAAAACCAACGATGGTAATTATGCATATATAAACGATTATGGATATACTCATAAATATTCTACGGATGCGTGGGCGAATAAAGACAGTTCGTGTAATTTAGATACAGTCGTATTAGATACGGGTTCGTCGGTTCCAATTGGTCCTGACATGAGCATTCAACAACCTTGTGGTATTGCTGGAAAAAATATTCAAAATACACAAACGAATGAATATGCATGGGTGGATATAAAGGGATATAAACATATATATTCTAGCGATATATGGAATACTAAATCCAGTGATTGTGATGCCGATGTAATCGCGTTAAGCAACGATGCATATATTGCCTTGCCGTCTGGTACCAACATGACATCTACGGATACGTGCATTCAGTCAGACATTGACCCTAATGTATGGACACAACTGGTTCAATTGAACGATAGACTTTATCAAATTGCTAACCAAATTAGTGTAAACCTAGATACGGTTATTGTAGAAGACACTCAATTACAAACGTCTTTAAATAAGAATCAGAAAGATATCATAGATATTACAAATAGCATTCAACAAGACCGACGACAATTAGACCAATATTCCAATTCGTTCGCAAGTACAGACGCCAATGAAACCGATAGTTATTTAAAACAAACCATGTATTATCAAGAGAGAATGATATGGTTCATTCTACTTTTAACGATTCTATCCTTAATGGTATATGCTGTAGTATTTAGTTCATCCCAATACGACGACATTATTGTATTAATCCTATGTATTTTTATATTATTTGCATTCACTCGGTGGATATGGTCTAAAATGGTATAATAATCCCATTACTATATATAGATGACTTCATTAAAACTTAAAACGGTGGAGTATGAAATCAACCTTCTTGTATATGCGTATGAAACCACCCAAAATATGTATATGCAATACATTCAATCCAAACAATATGCGGATGCTTCCATTGCTTTACGCGAATTAGAAGAAATCAATTCTAAACTATTATCGCTATCTACACAAGGCATTCAATTATTAGCGAAAGATGTATCGTATGGAACTCAATATCAAGAAACGGTCAATGAGAATAAGAGTCATTTATATTCCGTTCTTCGGAAAGCCAAGCGTGAATCCTATAAATTAACTAAACTTGAAAAACAACTGGCAGATATAGACGGCGAACTTGTATCTTCACAAAGTTTATATTCCTCCTATTATTTACAATATATCATCCTATCCTTGGTGGGGGTAGCTGTAATGGTACTGACACTTAAGACTATCCTTACGCAAGAAGATAGTGCATTGGATACGATAATATTAGTCATTGTAATGGGTATATTCGCATATTTTATTATAAAAAAATATATTATTAACTAATTCTATAATGAATGTATCCAATACAAGCATTCAACAAGGACAAATGTATAATCGTTATTCCAACTATAATACCATATCCGTTGAGACTCAAGATATACTGGAAGGGTTCTCGGGTGCATTTGGTCCTTCCAAAGTGCTGACTACGAATATACAAGAAGATAAAGAGACACAAACCATACGCCAACAATTTGACAAAGCATTAAGTGAATATGGTAAATCACAAAAACAACTTATGGAGGATACTTCAACTTATATCAACAATGCAACCTCTTCCGGTCAGAGTACGTCCCTTAGAAATAATTTGATACGAATGAACAACGGGGCGATTGGTTATGTTACGGATAAAAATAAATACCTGCATGTACCTTCTACGGATGTATTACAATCCATACAGGGTAAGAATGGGTGTCCAGCGTCTATTACGAACGTTGACTTTGTAACGGATAATTACACCCAAGTTGGAAGTACTTTAGGAACAAGAACAGATATACAAGTTGGAACTCCCATGCAAATGAATCAAAGTTGTGCTCCTACTTCTGTGAATTTACAAGTGTTAGGGGCAAGTGATCCTACATTCAATAAAGCAGATTGGTTAGGATGTTATAAGAGTGATAACACTTATTTTGATATGCAAAGTGACTTGACGGGTATTGTCTCTGCCGATGATGCGATACAACAATGTCATCATCGATCTTCCGACATTGGTTCAAGTACATTTTACATTGATACAAATACAGACAATTCGTATTCTTGTTTTACATCCAAACCCGGTATGTCCACGGTGCAAATACAGAACACGATGAAACCTGGTTATATTAAACAAGTTAGCGGTGTCATTCATACGAAAAGTGCATTTCCATACAAGACAAATTATAAACCAAGTGCGGGAATTATGAACAATGGACAAATTGCCATTGGTAACATAACTATAGGGGCAAGTGATTTTGGTAAATACGTTCAGGATGTATCTTTTTTAGCCAATGTGGCTGGATTGGATACGTGTGACCCTGTATATGGCGCCATGATTCGTACACAAACCGCAAACTATGGTTCAAATTGTAATGGAGTACAAGACACACATAATTCATCCGCTGTATATAATGTTCCACCTAACAATTGGATCGGTGTAGTCAATTCAGCGATCCAAGGCTCTAACAGTGCGTCCAGTGTGTCTGTACCTATTTATGCTTCCCCTGACCCTGCTCTCGGTTGTGCAAAGGTGTTTGCATCTACTTATACATGTGGTTCAAGTCCTTCCGTGAAATCCATTTCCATAGATAAAGAAGCTTCGGGACACGCGGCGATATATGATTGTACGAATGAGTCGGTTCAATGCAATTCAGGAGCATTGGCGATAGGTGACAACGGTAATGTGGTACTGACCATCAATGGTAAAATCCTGTATCAAAGTGAAACGCAACAAGTAGGAATATCGTTAGAGGAATACAAAGCATCCAATAGTAAATATGGACGTAATTCTTTAAATACGGGTGAATATTTACTCCCAAATGAATTTGTAGGATCTCCCTCTGGAAAATGTGCGTTAATGTGCGTGGACGATGGAAAGGGAAATGTCTCTTTGAAAATTCTATATTTTGGATTGGGTTGTAATCCGCCAGGAGAGACTCTATCCGGTGCTTCGGGTGGAAATGGAACCGTGGCAATCAAACCAAATATTAGTGCAATGTATAGTTTAGAGTATGGACCTTTGTCCAACGACAATAAAGGCAAACTCGTATATTCGGATGATAATATGAATCGTAGAGAGTATCCATCCTCCATGTTAAATCAGGGTAATAACTATATAAACATTGGAAATTATGACCAACCGTCCAAATCTATACGGATTATAGATAATTCTAATTTAGATGATTGTAAAACCAAATGCAATGACATTTCAGATTGTTATGGATTTGTATACTATGAACAGGAAGGAAAATGTAATTTAAGGAATGCAACGGATATGTTTCCAATGAATACACAGCGTGTTTTAAATGAGGATGCCCAAATGTTTCTCCGTCAATTTAAAATTGCAAATCCATCTACTTGTTCCGGGGAAATCGTCAATACGACCGGTAACATTTTTAACAATATGACACAGGGTACAGATATGGACTCCACTACATTATGTGACTTGGGAAAAGCGATGAATACCCAGTTGAACGATGTCTCCGCAAAAGAAGTGCAATTATTGAATGCGATGCAAGGAGTGAGTCAAGGAGTACATACGTTGAACCGTAAAAATAAAACACTATTAAACGAAACCAAACAATCTATAGACCAAATGAATCATAATTCTCTTGCATACAAACAAACCATACATAAAATGAAGGATACCACCAATCAAATAGATTCGGTGACTGCCATGGATGAGACCACGCAAGAAAAAATGCAGACACAAAACATACAATTTATTGTATGGACGACCATTGCCTCTTTAGCATTAATTCTTTTAATAAAAATATCCAAATAACAATAATGTTTATATATATATAATGAGTTCAAATGCAAATTTATCAGACTATACTTCAAAACAAGCAGAAACTAGACAAGGTGCATTACTAAACAATATTTCTCAATTGCAACAAACCGAAACGGATTTATATACACAACTTGAGAATGCATCTGCTGTTAATGATACGGATAAACAAGAATCCATTGTAAATAAAATCAATGAAATGTCTACCCTAAGAATGTCCATGTTTAAAGAACTGGACTCCGTGTATAAAAGTTTACAAGGAAGAGTTTCACAGAGCAGAATTGATTTAGTAGACCAAATGACAGTTACGGGTGTAATGGAAAAAGAATTAAATAATGCTAAAGTCACCTTAAACGCTTTACGCAAGGATAAGGATAATAAAATGAGAATGGTTGAAATCAACACTTATTATGCAAGTAAATACAAAGCGCAAAGCAATTTAATGAAACTGGTAGTCCTATTATGTATTCCTTTATTGATTCTAGCGATATTAACCAAAAAACAAATGATTCCATCTAAACTTGGTTGGTCGTTGGCAGGTATTATCATGCTAGTAGGACTTATACTTATAGCCAAACGTTTATACGATATATTACGACGTAACAATATGAATTACGATGAATATGAATGGATATGGGACCCCGATGCGCTTGACCCTACCGTATATGAATACGACAAAGAGCAATTACAAAAGATTACAGCGGATATAGACGCATCCTTGAATATAGGTTGTATTGGGTCAGAATGTTGTTCGGTGGGTACAAAATACGATAGTAACACACAACGATGTGTTTTATCCAAAGAATCGTTTTCGGGTTTAAAGGATGCTTCTTACATGGAAGTAGAAGGTGTTCCTTTTCCAAATCGTTCCTCTTCTGTGATTCAACCCTATGAATCACAGACTTCTTACGTTAGGGTCTCATAAATACATTGCGAACACTTTGTAATTTTATTATCATTATAAATCAACGATGACCTGTACCAATCCTCAAGATGTATCTAAGAGTATGCAAGATACATTAAATAACAGTATTCAAACTACAATACAACAAATGTCCGGTCAATCGTCACAAGGTATGGATGCCATTTATACCAATCTTCTAAATCAAATGACATGTGATTCCGATTGTCAAAAACGAAAAAAATTGGATGCATTAAAGCAATCGTGGCTAGATGCAAAAACCAATGAACAAACTGCACCGAGCAAAACCTTTGAAACCCATAAAGATTATTTGATTGCGTTTGAAGGACAATTAGGGTATGAAAATAGCATGTTACAAAAATACTCTAAGATAGCGACGGATGCAAAAAATAAGGCAATTCAGGAATATACACGTACCCACGAAGAATTGCAAACGTTGATACGAGATTATGACAGTGAAATCATAAGTTTAAATAAACTGAGGGAGATGTTGAATATACGATTACGTGAGAATAAACAACTGAAACGATCCATAGATGAAGATATTGCCGCTGTAGAAACCAATGACCGAAGGATTGTGTACGAAGATTGGGCCAAGGATGATATACACTCTGTATATACCTTGTTAAAATGGATATATATAATTTTTATATTTGTATTTATTTATAGAAGCGGTTTCATCACAAACTCTGGATGGAAAAATAAACGAGCATGGTTCGTTTTAATTGGAATTATACTTATTCCTTTTATCATTTATTATATTGCGATTGCGTTAATCTATCTATACCATCGGTTATTATGGTACAGTGACAATAAAGTCCCCAAGGACGTTTATATGCAACAAGCAGACAATGTAAAACAGGCAATGATAGATTAACACTGGGTTAACCATACATTCTGTAGAGGAGAATCTAACGTTTTTAATTGTAAAAGACCCAACTATGTATATCGTCTATTTCTCTCACTTGTATAAATCTACGTATATAAAATTTACGTATCATATTGTTTTCAATCAGTTGGTCAATTATATTAAAATCTTCTTGGGTTGGAAAATCCGGTTGGCTCAGATATTAATTAGACTCCATTTGTCTACAAAATTAACCAATTCTTCTTTTTGGAAAGGAAGATTGCTGTGAAACAGCATGATTTTTGAAACGATCTCAGGCGGAATGTTCATAATGGTTTCGTATTTTCTTACAAACCTTTATTATAAAACTTATTTCAATTTATTACAATAAACACCTAATCCAGATATTTAAAGTTTCTCGTGTGGATGCTCGTTTTTACATCTGTATAGGTTAAATTCTATTACTCATTATCTAAATGCTTATTTATTTTGTATTTTCCATCTCATTAAACTTCTTTCAGAACCGAATATTTTACAAGTTTGCACTTTTAGAATGAGATAATAGTATAACTGCAGATAATTTATAAGTATTTTATCTTGTTTTTGAATTATCAACTATTTATTCTAAACTTATTATATGTTCCAAAAACAAGATATAAAAACCTATAATTAAAGATCTCTCTAATAATTTCCTGAGTGTAGTTATATTTTGTTAGATGTTAACTTATATTTTTTTACATATTACACGAATACATATAGGATCTTCATTTTTATATTTGGCAAAGTTATTATTTTCTTCGATAAATAATATGTCAAAATTATGTTGTTTAAGCATATCTATAAGGTCGTCTTTATTTGTATAATTACGATAATGATTATCGCCGTATACTTTTTCTATGTGTTTCGTTTTAATACTTCGCGTTTCTATACATAAAAAACTATTGGGTATTATGGAAGATAAAAATAATTGTTGTTGTTCATTAGTAATACTATGAAAGGTAAATCTAGAATAAATTAAATTATAATTGGATTTATTATATCTACAAAAATCAGTCAATTCAAATGTAACATTTTTATTATCTTCTGGTTTATTCGAAGTATCAATACCATGAACGTTAATGTGATTATGTCCAAAAAAATAACTATCTCGTCCATTTCCACACCCACAATCTAAAAAGTTTAAAGACAAATCTTTGAAATAATCACCTACAAACAATGCGAACCCAGAAGGATTGTCTGGAACACCTTTTTCTTTATATATATAATTCCAATAATTCCGTTCTTGTATATTCATTATAATATTATAATATTATAATGACGGGAAACAAAGAAACCTCAACCAAACTAAATCATACTTTGGAATTTTTAGTTCAATTGTTGTATAATAATAATATAGACAATTGGTTCATTAGTTATGGAACTCTTTTGGGTATAATACGCGATAATAGTTGCATTGAAAATGATGATGATATAGATATCATCATTGATATAAAATATTACAATTTAGTTTTGGACATATTCAAATCAAATAATATAAATATAAAATTGGAAAAAACACATATTATTAAAACAAAATCATCCAATACATTCGCTAGTGCGGATTTTTATTTTTCAAATTATGATTCCACTACATATAATTTTAACGATGTATGGAATGACGTCATTTGGACGTGTTGTAAAGATGATAAAGATAAATTTATTCAAAAAGAATGGAATAAACTATTATTGAACGTACCCTTGAACTATGAAGAAAAACTAATTAAAAGATATGGAAATGACTGGAAAACACCAAAAAATGATAAAGGAGTTAAACCGGCACAAAAAAGCATTTAAATATAATAATTACATCATCGGACGAAAACCTTTGCATCTCCTTTTAAATATCTCACAACCATTCTTCCTTAAACTTCCATACTTACTGTGTATTGTATTAATTACATCTGAATTAGTTGTACTTATATTTATTTCGGTTAATACATTTATGAACGCCAGGTATTGGATCCGTGAAAATTACTGCTTTATTAAAATCTCCGGATGGTATTGTTTTATTAATTGGTCTAAACAAATATCAGTTACATCCATTTTGTTATCTAGAATTCCGTAATATATATTCATGAAGAATAATGTATTATTACCGGCGTTTGAAATGTTAAAAGGTGTAAACTACTAAATAGATGTTTAGATAAATATATTTCGGATTTAAATTTTAATGATGAAACTAAAATAATTAAAATACAAAAGTGGTTTAGGGGATGCATTTTGAGATTAAACCAATTACCGTTAATTATGTATAAAAATAAAATTTATTTGGAATTACACTCGTTTCAGTTTTCAACCCAAAATGAAGATGGTAGAATAAATAGTTGTCTTGATGAACCCAAAGTAATTGAATTGCTTAATGAAAAGTTTGGTGAAAAGACCTAAATGAAGAATGTGGTATGATATACTTTACTTGAAACCAAATCATTGACCAGTTTATTGGTAGACCTCCATCTAACATGGTTTCGGCGGCAGACGTATCGCATGCAAACCTTTTTGATTTTTATTTCACCGAAATGTGCGGTTTTAATCTTCAAGTTGGGTCTATATCTACTTGTATCATTAACTCACGTATATAATCTGTATCAATCATTCCTAAATGATATTTTGGTTCAATGAATGACGATTCTTCAGCGTATACTTGTAAAATTTCTGTAGTGCTATGATATACACCTGTATAGTCTGCTAAAATAGCCATTAATAACATTATTTCATTCTTCTTGTCTTTCACAAGAATTTTTGAAAGGTCAAACATCATTTGATACAAATAAACGGATGAACCTGATGGTCCAGCAATCATTTGCTTCTCATACAGTTTAAGCGTGTTATACCATATTCCATTGTCTCTAGGTGTTACATATGTATTTCCAAAAACTAATTCTAATTTTGAGTTACCATAATTATCAAATTGGTTTTCTTTACATTTTATATTTTTTACCGGTGTTTTAAATAAGTCATTGTTGCCTTTAAGTCTTCGTCTAAGATAAACATCATCATCTCCGGATTTCAACTGATGTACTAAATTCGGTTTTCTATTAACTAAAAATGTATATACCCATGGATGAAACCTTGGATACTCAGTATAAGAGTTGTTAATAATTGTAGAATAATCATCATACGTCATAGTATCAGGAACCCTAAAAAACTGTTTTATAGTAGTCATAAATTGGTCTTGTAATTCTTCGTCATTATCTATTAGTCCTGTTATAAAATCTTGGTTCCATGGTAAATCATAAAAAGCTCCCATCAACTGTAAAAATGATATCTTATTATAAATATTATAACTATAAAACTCATCCGCGGATTGAAAATCTAATATCTTGGTACAATCATTTTTTATATCACACAAATAACCAGGTTTTGATATGACATTTGTATCTATTGTTTTATTCACAGAATCTTTATGATAAGTAGTATTAATCACTTTTTCCAACCAATCTTTTTGTTGAGTACCGTCAGGACGAGGAGGTAATCCCAATGTTGTTTGTATCATCCCAAACCACATATTAGAAACAAAACTATATAAATCGGTAGAACGAAGAAGAATGCACCTTAGTCTTTCTTCCTCTTCTTTTATATCGGGTGGTCTATAGTCCGTATCTGGTTCAACCACATTGAAAGCCTCCACGAGTTCTTTTGGTACAAAGGGGCTGTCCTTATCATATTTAATACCGAAATCATGTAACATTTGTTGATTTATTTTCTGGAACGGTTCTGTAGGTGTTACAAACTTGTCGTGACCTGGTCCAATTCCACGATTTACCAAGTATCTTAGATATTCTGCCATTGTATCCGTTCGAAAACATGTATTATTTGAAAACATTGATAGATTCTCGGCTTGTGTCTTCTTTATAGAAGATTTGTCTTTGTCCCCGAATTCTGCTTCAATATTACCCATTTCATCCTTAATTGTAAAATAGTTTTTCCCATCGTAATTGATACAAGATTTTTTTTGTAAGTCTAACAACATACCGCCTTTTTTCATATTTTTTATTTGTCTTTTTTTTGTTTTTTTATTTTGTCTTTTTTTTGTTTTTTTATTTTGTCTTTTTTTTGTTTTTTTATTTTGTCTTTTTTTTGTTTTTTTATTTTGTCTTTTTTTTGTTTTTCTCATATATATATATATATTAATATAATATATATT